ACTTGGCAGTAATGGTAAAGACGCCAACCCATATGATACATTTAGAGAGTGGTACACCAATGACTTTCAATCGTTTGTAGATTACAATATTAAAGATGTTGAGATAGTTGATGAACTTGAAGATAAATTAAAGTTGATTGAACTTGTATTAACAATGTCGTATGAAGCAAAGATTAATTACCAAGATGTGTTTTCAGAAGTTAGATTATGGGATACATTAATTTATAATCATTTATTAAAAGATAATATTCAAATCCCACCAAGAATAGAACAAGCAAAAGATGAGAAGTATGTTGGTGCTTATGTTAAGACACCACAGGTTGGTCAACATAAATGGATTGTTTCATTTGATATTAACTCACTATACCCACATTTGATTATGCAGTATAATATATCTCCAGAAAAAATGGTAGGTGTTAATCCTAAAGGTATTAGTGTTAGTAATATGATTAAAAGAAAAACAGAATTAAGTTATTTAAAAGATAAAGGTTGTACTATTACTCCAAATGGTGCAATGTTTAAAATAGATAATCAAGGTTTCTTACCGAAGATAATGGAGAAGATGTACAATGACCGAGTAGAATTTAAGAAATTAGCTTTTAAAGCAAAACAAGATTATCATAAAACAAAAGACCCAATTTATAAAAAAGAAAATAGTAGATGTCATAATATTCAATGGGCAAAGAAAATATCATTGAATAGTGCTTATGGTGCTATAGGTAACCAATACTTTAGATACTATAATGTTAATCAAGCAACAGCGATTACTACTTCAGGTCAATTTATTATTCAGTATATTGAGAAAAAAGTAAATGAATATATGAATAATATATTAAAAACAAAACAAGATTATATTGTTGCGTCTGATACAGATTCAATTTATTTAAGATTAGATGAACTAGTTAATAAAGTATGTAAGGATAAAACTAAAGAACAAACAATAAACTTTATTAATAGAGTTGTAGATAGTAGAATAGAACCATTTATAGAAAAGTGTTTTAATGAACTTGCAGATTATACCAATGCGATTGGACAAAAAATGGTTATGAAACGAGAAGTAATTGCTGATAAAGGTATATGGACTGCTAAGAAAAGATATATGCTTAATGTACTTGATGAAGAAGGTTTTAGATATGAAGAACCTAAACTAAAGATAATGGGTATTGAAGCAGTTAAATCTTCAACGCCAGAAGTATGTAGAGTTGCAATTAAAGAAGCAATTAGATTGATTATGAATAAAGAAGAATCTGATTTACATAATTTTATTGCAGACTTTAAAAAGAAATTTACAGATTTTGAACCAGAACAAATTGCTTTTCCTAGAAGTTGTAATAATTTAAGAAAGTATTTTAGTGCTAGTACTATATTCATTAAAGGAACACCAATACATATCAAAGGTAGTCTCATATACAATTATCATTTAAAAGATAAAAGATTAGACCATAAGTATCCATCAATACAAGAAGGAGATAAGATTAAGTTTGTTTTATTAAAAGAACCTAATCCATTTAAGTTTAATGTATGTTCTTATCTTGCTACTCTTCCAAGAGAGTTTGAACTGAAAGAATATATAGATTATGAATTACAATTTGAGAAAACATTTTTAGACCCGATGAGGTTTATATTAGGTGCAATAGGTTGGAACGCTGAACCTCAAGCAAGTTTGGAGGCATTTTTCTAATGGAATTATTTAAAGAGAAATTTAAAAACTTTTATAAGTGGGTTAAAGGAACTGAACTAGTTGAACTAGATGACATAGATGTTGAGGAGGATCCTGTAAGACCTGAACTAACTTTAGGTTGGAGAATAACTAAAGGTAGAAAGATATATGGATTAAAATATGAAGATGAAATTGAAGGTATTATTTGTGTTGCATTTACAAACGATATTCCTCACAATGTAAAAGAATTAGATATGATGAGTGAACTTGCAGATATAAAAGATGAAAAGAATATTGCAATTGCATATACGGTATGGTCTCGTAAGAGAGGTGCAGGTAGAGAAATTATGAACAAAGTAATAGAGTATGCTAAAAAGAATAAGATTAAAAGATTAGTTACCTTGTCACCATTAACACCAATGGCGACACATTATCATATTAGAAATGGTGCAAAACAAATTAGTATAAACAAAGAGACACAAAATTTTGAATATCAAATTTAATGAGGTTAGTAATATATAAAAATGCAGGAGAGTCTATGCTGATACACGATTTTCCAGAAAGTCAATGGTCTGCAATAGAAAAGTTTTTAAAGGATGAAGGAATAAAATGGTATGTCGTTAGTTATTAATGCAGATAGTTTAGAACATTTAAAAACACTAGAAGATAATAAATTTGATAGTGTGGTTACAGACCCACCATATCATTTAGCTTCCATTGTTAAACGATTTGGACCTGGTCAGAAACCTATCAATAACCGAGATACAAAATTAGGAATAAATGGTCCTTATCATAATACAGCAAAAGGTTTTATGGGACAGACTTGGGATGGTGGTGACATTGCATTTAATAAAGATTTTTGGAAAGAAGTATATAGAGTTATGAAACCAGGTGCAGTATTATTAGCGTTTGCTGCTCCTAGAAATTATCATAGAATGGGAGTTGCAGTTGAGGATGCTGGGTTTGAAATATTTGATATGATTAATTGGATATATGGTAGTGGTTTTCCTAAAAGAAAAAACTATTTAAAACCAGCACACGAACCTATTGTTATGGCAAGAAAAGGAGTTAATCCTAGTTTGAATATAGATGATTGCAGAATAGGATTAGTTGAAGGTGATGATAAAAGATTAGGTGGCAAAGGAATTTTTAAAACAGATAAGATGGCAAAGAACGACTATGGAAAATTTGAAGGTAAAGATATTAAGACAAGTGAGAAAGGTCGTTATCCTGCTAATGTAATACACGATGGTTCAGATGAAGTAATAGAATCGTTTCCAAATCAGAAGACAACAGGTCATTGGCCAAAAGTTAAGGTTACTGGTTATGGTAATATGGGTAAAGATATTGGTGGACAACAATCAGCAAAAGAAGAATATTTAGAATCAGGACCTCAAATTAAAGATGAAGGTTCTGTTGCAAGATATTTCTATAGTGCAAAGGCAAGTAAAAAAGAAAAAGAAGATACAAAACATCCAACGGTTAAACCTATTGCATTAATGAGATACTTAATTAGATTAGCTACACCAAAAGATGGATTAGTATTAGACCCATTTGCTGGTACAGGCACAACAGGTGAGGCGTGTATATTAGAAAACAGAAACTATTATTTAATAGAAAGAGAAAAGAACTATATTAAAGACATTAATAAGAGATTAAATAAATATGGAAGATTAGGATTATGAGATTAGATACTGAAATAAAATTAAATTACGAAGATGTATTATTAAAACCTAAACGGTCAACATTATCATCTAGGCGTGATGTAGATATGATTAGAGAGTTTAAATTTAGACATAGTGGAGAAACATATAAGTGTTGTCCTATTATTGCTTCTAATATGGACGGAGTAGGAACATTTAGTATGGCGAAAGTCTTACAGAATTATAAGATGATGACTACTATTACAAAGACAACAACATTAGGCGAGTGGCAACAAGCAGTTGGTAGTGGAATTAAATTAAAGTATCTATCAGTATGTTCAGGTACAAATAAACTATGGACAGATGAAGCAGAAGACTATATTACAATGCAAAAAGTATTAAAGAGTTTTCCAGATGTTAAGTTTATTACAATAGATGTCGCAAATGGTTATCATACAAATTTTTCAGATTTTATAGCAAGAGTTAGAGACGAATATCCAGATAAAACTATCATCGCTGGTAATGTGGTTACAGCAGAAATGACAGAAGAACTAATTATAAGAGGTGCAGATGTAGTTAAAGTAGGTATTGGTCCTGGTAGTGTATGTACGACAAGAACTATGGCAGGTGTAGGTGTACCTCAATTTAGTGCAGTAATGGAATGTGCTGACGCCGCTAATGGTGTTGGTGGACATATAGTTGCTGATGGTGGTTGTACAATGCCAGGAGATTTAGCAAAGGCATTTGGAGCAGGTGCTCACTTTATAATGTTAGGTGGTATGTTAGCAGGACATAATGAAAGTGAAGTACAATTAAAAGATGGCAAAAGAGAATTTTATGGTATGTCTTCTGATAGAGCAAGAGAGATACACGGAAAAAGAAAAGATGGTTATAGAGGTAATGAAGGACGATTAGTTATATTACCTGATAGAGGACCAGTTTCAGAAACCGTTGAAGATATATTAGGTGGAGTAAGAAGTGCTTGTACATATATTGGTGCAAGAAGATTAAAAGATATACCTAAATGTGCAAGTTTCGTTAGAGCAAATAATGTAATCAATAAAGTATACGAGAGATTTAATGGGTGATTTCAAAATATTAATACTAGCATATCTAATTGGTCATAGTCCAATAGATACACAACAAACTTTTCAAATGAAAGGTTGGTTTAAAACTATGGAAGATTGCAAAGAACATTTACTTGAACAAAAAGAAGATGGAAGATACGAAGTGATGAACGAGTTTGTTATAGATGGAGAGTTTAAATGGGATTGGTTAGTTGCAGGTTGTAAGAGTGATTCAACAGGAGAAGAATTTAAAGTGTGGCCGAGTTATCCTAAAGGTAAACCAGATGAACTTATAGGAATAGATTTACATTTAGAGGAGTTTGAGAATATATAGTGAATAGATTAGCAGAACTATTAGGACATAAACAAATAAAAACAATAGATGAACTTGATTTAACCTATTGGAAGAAATTAGGCGATATACATTTTAATAATAATAAATTAAATGTAAAATTTGAATGCCCAAAAGATGAAAGACAAGATTCCGAAGGTAAGATATATTTAATTGCTACTAATAAAAAGATAGTTAAGTTTGGTGGGTCACAAACAAAAGGTGGTATTGAAAGTACAATCAATGCTTATTTAAATGGATTTAGAGTTGGACAAAGTAAAAGAACATATAGTATTTGGAACTATTTACAAAGTGAATTAAAAAAGAATAATAATATAGAGATATGGTTTATGAAACTACCTACCGTTAGAACTGCTATTCCAACATTTTCAGGTGAAGTAATTAAAAAAACTATATCAGTTGATTATCATACAATAGAAAAAGAATTTGTTGATGATTATTATAAATCAAATGGAGAATATCCATTACTTAATATACAAGAAGGTGGAAAGAAGTGGGAAGATTTAGGACTATCTGAAGGATGGCCTGGTATGGGAGCTTGACAAATGATGATACTTTATAGTATAATACTGACAACTTTGATATATTTGATACCTATATCATTATTAATTATGTGGAACAATGAAGACCCTAAACCTTAAAGATTACGCAGACGACAGAAGAATACCTATAATGGATTCTATTCAATTTAAAAATTGGACAGATGAAATAGGTAAAGAAAAATTTAGAGAATTATTATCTGAATATATTGCTGAACATAGACCAGAATTTCCTTTAAATGTAATTTCATATGAGGAAATGAAAGACAATATAATAAAATTAAGTAATTTTGATACAAGTAAAATATGTACACCTAAAGACCAATCAGATAAAGTTGTAGGTGAAAAATATGATGACTATGAATATCCATATTCAAAATATGGTTTAGGTATTATAGACGCACCTGCTTATTATAATAAGTGCAGTAATTATTTTCATCAACATTTAAGATTAAATTGTTCAAGTTATAGTTTTAGAGCACCAGTTGAAGTTTGGACAAGTGGTAATGCAAAAGAGATATGGAAAATTTTAGGTGCATTATGGAGAGGTGTAAATAGTACTAAAGATTTATCAGATAAAAGTTATAGAGAAGCAATAAGATTAGGTACATATATTGCAACACAATTTAAACCACTTGTTGCTAAAACAATATATGATATGACAAAAGCGAACACCGTATTAGATACCAGTTGTGGTTGGGGAGATAGACTTGCTGGTTTCTTTGCTAGTAAGGCAACAGAATATTATGGTAGTGATCCAAATCCAAACACATATAAACAATATATGAAACAGATAGAAGAATATAGTAAATTCTTTCCTAACAAAAAAGTTAAGATATGGAATTGTGGTGCAGAAGATTTACCTTATAATGAACTACCAGATATAGATTGTGCATTTACAAGTCCACCTTATTTTAGTACAGAAGAATATAACAAAGGTGGAGAGAAAGAAGAAAATCAATCTTGGTTTAAGTTTAATGAATATGAAAGATGGAGAGACGATTTCTATTTACCAGTTGCAGACAAAACATTAAGTAAAAGTAAGTTTATGTTGGTTAATATTATGGACCCTAAAGTTAAAAATGTTAGATACAGGTCAAGTGATGAACTAATAAATAAACATAGAGATAAGTTTCTAGGTCAAATAGGTATGAGAATTATGCAACGACCTAAAAGTGATAAACTTTTTAAAGATGATAGAGAAAAAGCTGACTTTAGATCCAAAACATATATAGAAAATGTATGGTGTTTCGGACCAAAAGATTATGATTTCTTTGCGTCAAGCAGAAAAGCGACATTGGAGAATTTCTTATGTTAGGAAAAGGAATGCCGATAAACAAAAAAGATTACGAAGATTTAAAACCTTATTATGATTATCAAAGAAAAGTTGCCTATAACAAAGAGCAAGTTATGAATATGGCAATGAACTTTGAAGGTCGTATCTATGACCAATTTGGACCAGTATCACTACCTGAATTTAAAGTACACCTATGGGATAAAATCAGACCAGAGGAGTACGAAGACCCACCAAAAGATTGGGTACCAAAAGATGAATCGTTGAGAATAGAAGGTGAAGTATATACAAACCTATCTAATTTCAATATGTTCACCAGAAAGAAGTTGGCTGTTGACAACTGATTAATAATATGATAGTATGGAGAAAATATGACAAATGATTTTTTAAAAGACATTATAAAAGAGACTGGCAATGAATATGCCACATTAGCAAGTGAAGGAGTTGACGCTGGTGATGTATCAGGTTTTGTTGATACAGGTTGTTATTCTCTTAATGCTCTATTATCAGGAAGTATATATGGCGGGATGCCTGGTAATAAAATAACTGCCATTGCAGGTGAAGCTGCTACAGGAAAAACATTTTTTGCGTTAGGAATTTGCAAACACTTTTTAGACGCAAACAAAGACGCAGGTGTTATTTACTTTGAAAGTGAAAGTGCTGTATCTAAAAATATGATTGAAGATAGAGGCATTGATAGTAAAAGATTTGTAGTAGTACCAGTTTCAACCGTACAAGAATTCAGAACACAATCAATAAAAGTAGTTGACAAATACCTAGAACAAGAAGAATCAAAACGAAAACCAATTATGTTCGTATTAGATAGTTTAGGTATGCTATCTACAACAAAAGAAATGGTAGACACAGCAGAAGGTAAAGAGACTAGAGATATGACAAGGTCTCAAATTGTGAAGTCTACCTTTAGAGTATTAACATTGAAGTTAGGAAAAGCAAATATTCCTATGATAATGACCAATCATACCTATGATGTTATAGGTTCAATGTTCCCACAAAAAGAAATGGGTGGCGGGTCTGGTCTTAAATACGCTGCCTCATCAATCATTTATCTAAGCAGAAGAAAATTAAAAGACGGTACAGATGTTATCGGAAATATTATTCATTGTAAAAATTATAAAAGTAGATTAACAAAAGAAAATGCTATCATAGATGTAATGTTAACTTATCAAAAAGGATTAGATAAGTACTATGGTTTATTAGACATTGCAGAAGCAGGTGGTATCTTTAAGAAAATATCTACAAGATATGAAACGCCAGATGGTACAAAAGCATTTGGTAAATCTATTAATGAAAATCCAGAAAAGTATTTTACAAAAGAAGTATTAGACAAGATAGATGAACAAGCAAAAAAACAATTCCTCTACGGATAAAAGATATGTCTTTGCTCAAAGACCTGGAGACGATTATAGTTGTATAAAAATCGTTGAAGGTAAGTACAAAGATGTTATTTACAAATACGGTAAGGTGCAATTTAGTAAGGAGCCATTAGACAATGGTAAAATGCCATTGCAATTTGAATGGACTTTATTAAAGAAACCAGAAGAACTAGATTTAGATTTAGACCAAAAAGGTTTCATAGATTATATTGGAGATATATTGATAGAAATTATGGAAGAGAAACTTGAAGCAGGAACTTTATTAGATGACAAATAGAATTGAAGACACAATATTAACAAATTTAATATTCAATGAAGAATATACTAGAAAAGTATTACCATTTTTAAAAGATGAATACTTTGGTACAAGGTCTGACAAAATTATATTTGCTTGTATAGATGATTTTGTAAATAAATATAATAATCTTCCGACCAAAGAGACCTTGATAATAGAATTAAATAATCGCAAAGATATTAACGAGGAAGAATACAAAGCTATTAAGACAACAATTAATGGATTAACTCCGAGTGAAAGAGTTGAATTACAATGGTTGCTTGACACTACGGAGAGATTCTGTAAAGATAAGGCGGTTAACAATGCAGTACTTAACGGCATTAAAATCTTGGATGGAAAAGACAAGAAAAGAACTCCAGAGGCCATTCCTAGCATTTTATCTGAAGCTCTTGCTGTGTCTTTTGATAATCATATCGGGCACGATTATATTGGGGATGCAGATGACAGATTTGATTATTACCATCGTAAAGAATTAAGATTACCATTTGACTTACAATATTTTAATAGAATAACTAAAGGTGGTGTTCCACAGAAGACTCTTAATGTTTGTCTGGCAGGAACTGGTGTAGGTAAATCTTTGTTTATGTGCCATCTTGCTTCTTCAAGTTTGTTAGAAGGTAAAAATGTTTTATACATTACTTTAGAAATGGCAGAAGAAAGAATTGCTGAAAGAATAGACGCAAACTTATTAGATGTAACCACAGATGATTTACACGCATTACCTAAACAAATGTATGATGACCGAATAGAAAGATTAAAGAAAAGAGGTCCAGGTAAATTAATCATTAAAGAATATCCAACAGCGTCTGCTCATAGTGGACACTTCAAAGCATTATTAAATGAACTTGCATTAAAGAAAAGTTTTAAACCAGATGTATTGTTTATAGATTATTTAAATATATGTGCTTCAAGTAGATTTAAAGGTGGTAATATATCATCTTATTTCTATATCAAAGCAATCGCAGAAGAATTAAGAGGTCTTGCTGTTGAGTTTAAATTACCTATATTCACAGCAACACAAACAACAAGGTCTGGTTTCGTATCAACAGACATAGGTTTAGAAGATACTTCAGAAAGTTTTGGTCTACCTGCTACTGCTGACTTTATGTTTGCTTTAATGTCTAGTGAAGAACTAGACGCATTAAATCAGATGAAGGTTAAGCAATTAAAGAATAGATATAGCGACCCAGCAATCAATCGTAGTTTTATCATCGGCGTTGATAGAAGTAAAATGAGATTGTATGATGTAGAACAAAAAGCACAAAACATAGTAGACGCCAACCAGGAGAAAAAAGTTGAAGTGGATCCGTACGATAAATTTTCTGACTTCAAAGTTTAATATGCCTAGACGAAACAACAAACCTCTTAAACAAATACAATCCAGACCTTTAGAAAAAGGAGAAAAACTACATTATATTAAAAGTATGGTGAAGAAAAAAGGAAAAATATATTGGAGAGTAACCGAGAAACCAACCAATGTTATTGTAAAAGATTTCTTTTTTGAAAAAGACGCTAGAGCGTTAGTTAGATTTCAAAATAAACATAGAGTATGGGAACCTAATGGAGGTATTCCACACTTTCTTTGTGATGTTCAATAAGTCCTTTCTGCCCTTTTAGCTCAATTGGTAGAGCAACTGATTTGTAATCAGTAGGTTATTGGTTCAAGTCCAGTAAAGGGCACCATATAAATAATATATAAGGAGAGATATGTCAGAAACATCATTATTTGAAAGCGCCCAAGCACTATTTTGCTCAATAGCAGATGGTTTAGAGTTAACACCAAAACAAATTCAAGCAAAAGTTTTAAATATTAAAACCTATCCAACTTTTGAAGAGTTCCAAAAGAAACATAAAAAACTTATTGTCAGCGCATTTAAGCAAGCGAATGTAACCGAATCTCCTAAAGCAATTTATAAATTTTTATCAAAAAGTAATTCGTGGTATATATCTTCAATACAAATTGCAAATAAAGTAATTTCTGATTTACATACTGAAGTTGATAAAGATTTTAACCTTAAAAAAAAGGGATATGAAAGTAAAGCTTTTTCTTGGTTTAGAGGTGATAAAGAAGTAGCAGGTGGTATTGAAGCATTATTTAAAATAGCAAATAAAGGTGCTAGTACCGCAACTGCTATGTGGGGTGATGGTAATACATCTTCATCTTTTTTTGGATATGCTAATGTTAATAAATGGAATCCTGCAGATATATATTACGCTAATGCTACTGCTAAACAAGCAATAAAAACAGAACTAACTAGAGCAACAGGTTTAAAAACAGCTTATGGTTTTTCTGGAGGCAATCTTGGAAAAGGTTCAATTAAAAAACCAGAAGCTGGTGATGGTTTAAATGTTTTTATAGCAAGATTAGTTGATGGAGGAGATTTATTACCATTGTCATTAAAGAAACAAACAGGTAGTGTAATGTTAAGACCTGTAAATTTTGTAAAAAATGATAAAAGTAAATTGATAGATAGTATAAAATTGCCAGAAGAGAAAGTCTTTTCCGACTGGAAACCATTTAAAAGATTAGGAGATGACGATAGAATGACATCTTGGCATTTATTTAAAGAAGGACAGAATACTGAAACAAGAGATATAAAAATATATTTTAAATCAGACATAGTTGGTGAAGGTGAAATAAAAATAAGACACGATCCTTCTGGTTCAGGAAGGTTTGTAGCTGAATGTAAATATGGTGGAGCTAAAGCTAAAGCAGGTTCTATAGCGTCTTGGAAGCAATTTGCTTTAATATGGCAAAAAGTTGATCCTGTTCCAGCAAGCGAATTTAGACAAAAATATAGTGAAGGTGATTTAGAATTTGATAAAATAAAAGCCAAACTGACTACAAAAGAAAAAGATAAACTTCGTGGAAAGGGTAAACCAATTAATGCAAAAATTTATAAAGCTAGAGGGACAAGTGCATACGACCATTATATGGCAATTGCAAGTGGTGAAAATATTACCAATAAAATAAACCCAATTATAAAAAAATGGTTTACAAGTGCAACAGAAGATAAAAAGGTTTTATTTGTTAGGTTACTCTTTCAAGTTATGACTTCAAGGAGTCCTTTGTCGTCAAGATTTGTAATAGCGAAGTAGTATAAATATAAGAGACGAAGTGAGTAGTATATTAATGGATAGTTTATTTGTGTATGGACAAAATGAAGGGAACAAATGTTTAGTTTTAAAGGATATTCTAGCTCGGGAACAAATACACACCTAGAGCATTTAGAAGATAGTATAATAAATGACGGTGCCAAAGGTGGCAGAAACGCTGTAGCGTTTTTAAAATCTTTGCGAAAGATGTTATCTGCTAGCACTAGCAAGAGAGTTAATGTAACCGTTAAGTGGGATGGCGCACCTGCTATTATATGTGGAATCAATCCTGAAAATGGCAAATTCTTTGTCGGCACCAAATCTGTATTCAATAAAACTCCAAAAATAAATTACACTTCAGCAGACATAAACAGAAACCATCCAGGTGGTGTTGGTTCTAAATTACAAGTTGCTTTAAGAGAATTAAAGAAACTTGGTATTAGAGGAATACTACAAGGTGATTGTTTGTTCACAGGAGCAGATAAAAAAGCTGAAACTATAGATGGAGAAGCTATGGTTACTTTTACTCCAAACACAATCACTTATGCAATGCCTATTAATAGTCCTGTAGGAAGACAAATTGCAAGAGCAAGAATGGGAATAGTTTTTCACACACAATATAGTGGTAAGAGTATGAATAGTTTAAGTGCGTCTTATGGATATGTAAGAGGCATTAAAAGTGGGTCAGTATGGATACCATCGGCACGATATAAAGACGCAAGTGGAAGTGCTAGTTTTAATAAAGGTGAGATTGCTAGATTTAATTCAATGTTAAGAATGGCAGAAGGTAGTTTAGGTAAAGCTGCTCCATTATTAAATGAGTTTGATAGTAGAGACCAATTATCAGTAGGGTTTAGATTAAAAAGTTATTTCAATTCTATCATAAGAAATAGTAGAGGTACAATAGGTAGTGTTAAAATACTACAACAGAATTTTAGAAGTTATTACGAAAACTTTATAGACGCAGAAATAGATAGTAAGAAAACTGAAAGAGGTAAAGAAAAATATAAACAAGCAAAAGAAATAAATTTAAAGTTTATTGATAGAAATAATAGAGCATTATATATGGCAATAGCAAGTTATGTAACCTTACAAAATTGTAAGAATATATTATTACAAAAGTTAGCACAGATACAAAGTGTTGGACATTTTATTAGAACAAATAATGGTTATAGAGTAACCTCACCAGAAGGATTTGTTGCTACTGATAGAATAGGTAATGTAGTTAAGTTAGTAGATAGATTAGAATTTAGTAGAGCAAACTTTACGATTGCTAAGGATTGGGTAAAAGGATAGTATATGGAAAATTGTAAGAATTGTAAGCACGAAGCACATTGTCCAGAAACTTGTTTTAAATGTGATTGTAAAAAATGTGATTGTTCTGTATGTGAGAAACCAAGACCCAATGTAAAAACAGGAGATGAAATAGTACAATAATGAAGTGTAAAAATTGTCACCACGATTGTCATTGCAACGAAGAACTACACGCAGATGAATATGGCGTGTGTGTATGTGATGATTGTAGTTGTGGGAAACGACCTTTTAACGAAGATGAGTTTAATGGAGAATAAATGAAAACATTTAGAAATTTTTACGAACAACAATTACTTGAAGCAAAACAAGTAAGAATTATTATTATGGGTGGACCTGGAAGTGGTAAGTCAACCTATTCAGAATATTTGATTAGACGATATGGAATAAAACATATCTATCCAGGTGGTTTGTTAAGAAAAGAAATTGATAAAGGTGGTGCAGAAGGAGAAAAGATTAAGAACTTATTAGACAAAGGACAATTTGCACCAAACGATATAGTTTTAAAACTTGTTAAACAAGCATTATTAGAACCTGACGCTAAGAAAGGTTATATTATGGATGGTTATCCTAGATATATGCAACAAGTTAGAGATATGGAACGAGAAGGTATTGCTTATGATGTAGTTGTATACCTAGATGTTTCAAAAGAAGAAGTGATTAGAAGATTATCAAAGAGAGGAAGAAAAGATGATACACCAAAGATTATATCAGATAGGATTGCTCTCTATAAAAAAGAAACTGGTCCAGCGATAGACCACTTTAGAAATAAACCTGGTTTTATTTCTGTTAAAGCAGAAGGAAAAGAAGCAGGAGATATTGCTAAAGATATAATGAAAGAGATTGATGGAAAAATATAAACCATTACCAGATGGATTAAGAATACAAGATAGCAAAATACACGAACAAGGTTTATTTGCTACAAAAAAGTTTGATAAGATGGACGATTTAGGTATAAGTCATATCAAAATTGGAAGAGAATTATATAGAACTCCATTAGGAGGTTTTATTAATCATAGTGAGAAACCAAATTGTCAAAAGATTGAAGTAGATAATAAATGGTATCTACAAACATTAAGAGATATTAAAAAGGGAGAAGAGTTAACATTAAAGTACACTTTTTATAAAGTATGAAACAATTTAAACAAATAATACAAGAAGGTGTTTATGACCCAGGTATATTCAAGGCATTTTTCCTTGCAGGAGGACCTGGTAGTGGTAAGACTTATGTAACCCACAGGTCAACTGGTGGTATGGGTTTGAAGTTAGTTAATTCAGATACAAGATTTGAAAGATATTTAATAAAGGCAGGATTAAGTTTAAAAATGCCTGATAAAGAAAGTGCTTTACGAGACCCATTAAGAGCACAAGCAAAAAAGGTAACAGGCGACCAAATGGATAGATATATTCAAGGTAGATTAGGTATTGTTATTGACGCAACAGGAAGAGATTATGGTATTATTAGTAGACAAAAATCATTATTACAAATGTTAGGTTATGATTGTTATATGATATTTGTAAATACAAGTTTAGAAGTTGCGTTAGAAAGAAATAGAATTAGAACTAGAAGAGTGCCAGAAAATATTACAAAAAAATCTTGGCAGGCAGTACAAAATAATATTGGAAAATTTCAAACTACTTTTGGTAGAAGTAATTTTATTGTAGTAGATAATAATAATGCAAGTGAAGATATATTAAATAAATTATGGAC